CCAATCACCTTCCAAGAGCTGCCTACGCTGCTGTTCAGGAAGTGAGAGGAGCATTGCTTCATAATCACCACTTTCTGAGAGGTATGGGTTATCAGATAATCTTGCAGGAATAAATCTCCGTTTGAATAAAGATTTTCCAGCTTTAGGATGTCCTGATGGGTATTTAAGGACTTCTCCTGTTTCAATATCCGTTGCATCAAATGCCTTTCCATAGGGTGCTTGATCTATAAACATTTTCTTAACCCATTGATGCCCAATGCCACCCGGATTAGTTGTTGCTCTCATAAAGATTGGTAAATCAGGAGCAGTAGAACGTAAACGTGAACGCATATAGTTCCAAGCAAACGGACTTCCCCATTGTGTTAATTCATCAAAACCTATCCAACTAAATGCTAAACCTTGATAACGCATAACGTCTTCATCTCTATCAAGGTATGACATCCAAAGTCTTGCACCTGAGGGTGCTACCCATTGCATCTTTCTTTCATACCACTTTATACCCTTCCAAACTTTAGGATATAATTCTTGAGATTTAAATATGAGTTCTCGTAATTCTTCTGTTGTATGTCTAAGTAGCAATCCACTAAATTGTGGATGACCCATATATCTTAAAGGGTCTGCCAACATAGCAAATGATTTACCACCACCTGCTGAACCACCATATAAAACTTCTCTTTCACTTGCAGCAAGAAACTCTGTCTGAGGTCCTTCATTTGGTGCAAATACTACATTTCTTTCTTCGGTAATAGCAGGTTCTACTTCTTCTACTATGTTATCCGTTAGCGTAGGCTTTTGCTCCTGTTCTAGTTTCTTCGATTTCTTTCGCTTTGGAGATCGCCTTTTCTGCATACTCTGCCCACTTGCGTAGGCTTCTAATCTTGTTCTTACGTTTCTGCTCATGCTGTAATCTTTTTCTTAATCCTACGTGTGATATATACCTGCCTGTTTGTGTTGTAAGCCAATTAGCTACTTCCCTATAGGAATATTGCTTTATATAAATTCTTGCTATTTCTAATTTATCTAATTCTTTTTCTACAGGATTTAATATGTATGGATCGTTTTCATCTTTAACGTAACCAAAAGGAATTGTTCTTGCAATTCTTGGTATTGAAATCCATTCATTTTCTTCTTTTATATCTGTTGGTTGTGGTAACTCCCACTTACCTAAACTTCTAGTCATCTTCTTTAGTAGGTTTTTTTGTAGGCATAAGCATAACACCACCGGATGCTTCTACTTGTACTTTCTCTGTCTTTATTAAACCTGTCCTATCTAGCAATTCTTTAGCTGCAGACATCTTATCACGTATGCCTAGCTGTGTAGGGTCATCTATACCTGTTACCATAGCCACAGCAGCCTTAGGAGCGTTTCCTGCCATATAAGTTTGTGTAGCTTCTAGTATCTCATCCTTTAAAGAAGTAATAATCTCATTATTATTAGTATTTGTAGAATACCCTGCTATAATTTTAGCATCTTTAATGTTACCATTTGCATCTGCAAATAGAGCATCAATAAACTTTTGTTGTCTTTCGGTTAGTTTTCTAGCCATGTTTTGTAAACTTTCTTTCTTTAGGTTTAAAGAACTCTATCATATTTTTAATATGTTTTTTTCTTTGTTCTTGTCTTTTTAACTCAATCCTATCGCTTTCATGCGAGATATAAGTCTGTCTGCTCGGTTTGTTACTTGCTTGTACCATCTTGAATCCTTCATTTGATTTCCTGCTTCCAACCAATCTCCATCACGAATAGCCTGTATCATCTTTTTAAATTTAGATAATCTAGGTCTGCCCATATTAAACATCATATTAGCTAAAATCAATCGTACTTCTTCAGGAAGTTTATCCCAATCATCAAACAACTTTTTACATTCACCTAGCGTGACGTGTACATCTTGCTCAAATACTTCGTTAACCCTGAGTTCATCCACCAATGTTCCCACTTCTTTTTTGTACTCTGGGTCTTTGTCAGTAACGAGATGTCCGATACCAAACGTAGGTAAGCCAAGGTGGTCCAAATATACTTCGTATTTGCATCCTTCATCTATTTTTAATTCCTCTCTTAATCTATCGGTAAATGTTTCCATTTAATTATTCCTTTTTAATCTTTCATTTTCTTTTAGTACAGTATAGTAGGCTTTAGTTAATTCTTTTAAATCATCTTGTAATACAAATACTGTTTCTCTTGCCGCTAGTAATTCTCTTCTTAATGTTTCTTCAAATGTATCTTCGTGGTTATCCCACCCATTTGCTTCAATCACTTCTTGCCACTCAAAGCACTAAAACCAAAGTATGCACCAACTAATCCACACATACTAATGTACTGTGTCATAAGGATACTCTCTGCTTCTGCCAGTCTATCTGGAAACGCTAGAGTTAGTATTGTTGTTATAGCCATTAGATATATTAGTACCCAAGCCATTCTACGTTTATTGATTTGATAAGCCATTTTATCAGGTATTAAATCATCTGTACTGCATTTGCAGTTTTCATTTCCACACGCACAAGTCATTTATTTCTTTCCACTTAAAGCACTGAAGCCAAAATACATATTAATCTTTATTTTTTAAAGCTTTTATTCTTTTTACAGCACTTGGATTTTCTGTTTTAAATTTTGATACTACTTCTTTAGTTATTCTTTTTCTAGTTTTCATTCTTTCTTTAGTGCTTCTAAGGTCAGGACTACCTAAAGTTCCTAAACCTCTTTTAACTAAATCTTTTTGTATTGCATTTTGTAATTGTTTATTTAAATGTTTATTTACAAAATTTACAAAAGTTAAAGGTACTTTTATGTTAGATGTTTTATTTTTATTACTCATTTAATTTTTCCTTTATTTTTTACTCATTAACTGCATACCTGTCTTACCAAACCTGTATCCAAAACTACTGCCTATACAAATATATAAACAGGTACTAAACCAAGGAGGTGTGCTTTCGTTTAGGAAGGTAAAACCCTCTGCTACATACGGCTGACTCCAAGGCAAGAAACATGCTACAAGAATGCCACCAAAAATAATTGTCCAAAACTCATCCTTCCACGAACCTGCCATTTGATTAGTAAGGTTCTGTTCCATTAGCATACTTGATGTCGCTTCAGTCTCATAGACTTTAGCTTCTGCTTTAGCACGAGCAACCTTTACGTCTGTCTCGGCTTTAGCCTTATCAACTTTGCCTTGCATCCATGTTCCAGCCAAACTGGAAACAGGACCAATAAGTTGTCCTATAAATCCAAACATTTATACCCCTATCTTTTTCATTGCTATTTTATGAGCCTGACCAAATGTTTTTCCACTTCGCATTAACTTTTTCATTTCTGTCATATGTTTTTTAGTATGATGTCCACTATGTTTTTTAAGTGCATTTATTTGTCTTTTTGTAAATGTTTTTCTTAACATACTCTTTTTCCTGTTAGATATTTAATTTCTTTAGTTTTAAAGTATTTTTCTAGCCATTTAAAAATTGTTTCCATCAATCCCTCTTAATCGGTATCTTACAATTCTTTTCAGAAGCTGTTAGGTTCTCACCTCTTTTATAAATCCAAATGTAACTCCAAGTCTGTTCATTACACTTCTTACCTAACGTAGACACTTGTGGGTCATTTAAAGGTTCAGGCATATATGAACACGCTACTAATAGGGGAATAATAAAAAGTAATCTTACCATTTAACTTTATCTGCCCAATACGCTGCTGACATTTTACCTTTAGCAATATTCTTGCCGTGTCTAGCTTTAAACGATTTACGTTTAGCTTTCATTTTAGCTGATTCACCTTTTTTAGGTTTACCTGCAGTACTTGCACCTTGCTCACCAAAACGTATAATCTTTTCTTTTCCATCTTCACACGCTTTTACTATATGTGACTTTGTAGGATGGTCTGGTGTTCGCCTTGGTTTATTACAAGGCATTTTAGCTTTATTAACTCTTTCTGCCACGTATTAGCCTTGAAAGAATATATGATACACAAGTAACCCTATGATAACTAACTTACCATAATCTAAATCAAATTTAGTGCCTTCACCAAATCTTTTATTCCACATATCAAATTTAATTTTATCCCAAATCATCATGCTGGTTCTCCTTTTGTCGGTATCTCTACGCACACACTATACCCTTCTAAATATTGAGGGTCTTTCATTATGCTACGTCTAACTTGATTAACGTACTGATAACATTTTTCCTCTGATGTAAACGGAAAGTTTACCATTGGAAAATTAACAAATGCTGATGTTTCTCCTAATGCCCATAAAACTGTTATGACAGGAATCCACATTAGAAGTTAAATTCAAATCCTACAACAATGTCTTCCATTTCCCAATTAGTATTGAGTCCTGAAGAAACATACAACGATGTGCTGTTTAATTCCAATACATCATACTCAGCTTTAAAGTCCATTCCGTCATAGGCAAAATCAATAACATTAAAGTCAATGTCACCTGTAACAGATAATCCGTACAAGCCGATAGTCTTACCTACCTGTGACGTTAATGTTGATTTATTTGTTTCTATGTTATAGTCACCTTTTACTTGACTATCTAATCCTAGTAACCCTGCCTGTGCAGTAAATGGTAATGCTAGTAATAATGGTAGTAATATTTTCTTAAACATATCGTTCCTTCCTTCTAATCATTTGCTTTTTTAGGTATGCAATAAACCTTGAGATATATCTTGTCTCCTGCTTGTCTTTGATGTAAGTCTTGCTGCTGCATCTTTGATGAATATTCAAGGCACGTATCCAAATCATTGAAGTAGACATCTTCTTTAATATCCGTTCCTTGTAAAATTACAAATAAAACCCATATAAGTTTCACTATATGATACCATATATTTTAATGTTTGTCAAGAATACTTTTCAATAATCTTTTTCCAACTTAAAATAAGGTACTCCCAAAAATTATCTTTTTCATTCATTTTCTAAATTGTTCCTTTATACTTCTAACTACGTTTTTTAAATTAAAAGGCTTTTCATTTGGTCTATATGGACATTGATATTGTCTAGGACATTCACCTGCATCGTATGGTACATACTCTCTGTACTGTGTATTGTTTGCACCTACAAAGACACATACTCTCTGGTCATTTCCTAGTATCTGACTGGCTAACCTACAGGTGGTCATTTTTACTTTGTCATCTTTTGTAAAAGCTACAATCGAAAACAAAATACAAAAAACTAGGATAATAAGAACTGTTAGACAGAAACGCTGATTAACCATATCATCCAGCCTAAAGCACCTAAACCTACTAAAGAAGCTATTCCCATAATGGTATAGTCTCTTATCATACGTTGTTGTTCTTCTTTAGCGTAGATAGCTTCTTGTCGAGCTTTACGTATTCTACCTTCTTCTTTGATTAGGTCATCCCACGCTTGTAATCCGTAGTTGCCTATCAAAAAATTCCTTAACTCTTCTCTTTGTTTAGATAACTTTTTTTTAGCTGAAAAACTTTCTATTGCTACTTGCTCAATAGACCCATTAAATAACTTATCGAAAGTAGATGGGCTATTTGCATTTCTATGTACGTTGTCTACATCACTGACTGCTGACATCCATCTGCCTAATTCAGATGACATATCCTCAATTTCTTTGCCTACCGATATAGCTTTTTTAATAGCATTGTAGGCTGTAGTCGCACCTGTAACTGCAGCAGAAAGAGTGATGGGGTCAATCATTTATATTCTTTCTTTAACTATTTATTTTTTCTATTGTCAACTGTTGATAAAGTTAATCCACCTTTTCTAAAATCATTTTGACCTATAGCTTTTTTAGTTACAGCCATTCCTTTGTTACCTACTCGTTGAGCCTGTAAACTACCTTGTTGAAATTGTTTAGCGGCGTTACGTTGTTGTCTTTCTGCCATTGCTCTTCTTAACGCTTGTTCTGCAGCAGGATTTGCCCATCTAGGTGCAACCTGAGTAGCTCTTACAACATCAGGAGTTGTTCTTCTTCTTCCTCCTCTTGGAGGACCTGAAACAAACGGATTAGGTCTTCTAGATGGTCTGCCTGGAAATGGTCTAGGAAATGGTCTAGGTCTGCCTGGAAAGGGTCTAGGTATTTGAGGTCTTCCACCTCCAATAGGTCTACCTCTACCTTCATATACTATTCTACCTCTATGGGCTTTAATAGGTTTCTTTTTTGTTGGGGTACTCTTATTCATTATTTATCTCCTAATAACCATGTATAAAAATCTTTTCCTTTTTCTCTAGATGTAGTATCATCTAACCAAGTAAAGAACGATTTGGTGGGTTGTGGTAGTTCTTTAATTTCTACATTTATTTTTTGTAGGTCGTTTATTTCTTGAATATGTTCAGGTAAATAATCTATCATTATTATCTCTTCTTTTTACCAGTCATTCCACCACGCATCATCTTTTTCTTTTTCATGGGCATCATTCCTCCACCCATCATCTTTTTCTTTTTTGCTGGTCTACCTACTTGTGACCCATATGTTCCTTTTCCCATTGGCATAATTTATTCTCCTATTAGCTACCATGAAATCTCTTACCAGCTTTTTTATTACGAGGGTAAGACCTATTTCTAGATTGAGGTTGTACTGTAAGGTTACCTCTTCTATTGTCTAATGCGTTGCCATTTCTATGTGCAACATCCTTTTTATCACCA